CGCTCTCGGGGGAGTCTTTCCTGAGATTTTTGTTGCGAAGTACCATTGCTGAGTAACCTGAGTCGTTGCCTCGAGGATTACTACGATCTAACCACTTAGCAACTTTATGAATTCTGGCGCCTTGTACTGTCTCAGGCACGTAGTCGGGGCTCCATTTAACAACTTCGCCTAAGCCTTTGTAAGCTCCGCGAATCACCAATTTACCGACTTGAGACAGTCGTGCAGATTGAGTAGAACGTGAATTACCGCTAACTATCATGCGAGCCCAACTTTCACAGTTAGCGTTAAACACGTCGTAGTCTAGTGTTTTACCTTTTAAAGCTTCGACACGGGCTGAGATTTGTGTAGGACTATACTTAACTGTAGGTTGTTTGCCAGAAGGCGCACGCTCAAAAACAACACCGCTAGCAAATTTTCTATTAGCGCCTGGGCCTGCTTCAGTTACCGAGATATTCCCTGATTGTGCGGTTAATCCATCTGCTCCCATCTGAGCAAAGGAATGAACACCATTTTTCTTACCCATATAAATAGCAAAGTGAGCTGTAGGTTCATTTTTAGTGCGATTAAACACAAGATCGCCTGTTTTCCACCCCTCAGCCTTAACTTTACTATCATAATAATTACCTAGTGCTGCTTGCATACCTTTTGGGTCAGTTTTTGAAAAGGTGTCAGACATAAAAGGTTTAACAGCTGTTCTTACACCGGGAGTAGTGCCCATGCCCATACCAGTACTTAGTTGATAAGCGTCGTTTGCTGCAGCAACAGCTACAGCTCCGACAGTTCCAATAACGAGCGCAGTAGCAATTTGCTTACCTTTAAGTGATTTTTTACCATCACGTTCGCGGTCCATCTCTTTCTCAATCGCACTCAGCTGCTTGAGCTCTTTGTCCTGGGGTACGGCCTCGCGCTTCTGCTGTTGCGCGACAGTCCGACCTTCACCTTTTGTGCATGTGTGGGCCTTCGGAATATGCGAGGCCCCACAGGGCTTGCCGGATCCGGCGGCGTCGCGCAGGTCTGCCCTCACTGCCAGGTAGGTAGTGGCACGTATTAGGCCTAACGGGAGGGCGTCAGTACGTTGGCGTCGAGCGATGATGCGGTCGGCCTCGGGGGAGTCGACCCGTTCCTGCTCTCGCAGGATAGAGCCGAGGCTGTTGATTTGGCTCTCGTTCATCTTACGGAATTCGCCTTTGGCTTTGATACCCCACAAATGAGTAGAGATCTCACCGATTGGCTGGAATCCGTACTTCTGGTATATGCTACCGCGTTTGTTACCGAGACCGTCAGAGCTGTAGGCTTTAGCAGTTACAAAGCTGTTGTCTGGAATGTAAGACATCTGCTTTGTGAACATTGTCTTGGTTTTACGAGCAATACCTAAGGCTTGCTTGCGGTCCTGTTTTGACTGCTTGTGCAGTAGATCGACGGTGAAGTCAACCACATAGCGACCTGCTGTCTCACCCCCGCCGTAGTCGATGGTGTTGTTCGGGTGCGTGCGGAACATGACGAGAGCATCGCCTACGTTACTGACACTGACTAGATCACCATTGCGGAGGCTGAACGTGGCCATGTTGTTGGCATTGTCCACGTCTACAAGTTTGCTGCCTTTGGAGACCATCAAGACGCCGGCCACAGAAGTCTTTGTACGGCCTACCAGGTTGCGGACAGGCTCCTTAAAACGGCTCGGAACTTTGGCTAAACCTTTCTGAATCTGTTCGCTGGATAGTCCTCGGATAGCGCCCATCGCCAGGTTCTGGCGATTGCGGAAGGAAGCTGTGCCGCCAGCGGCCAGCCCTGCGACAAGGGCACCAGTAGCTGCGGCGCGGAGGCGGTCACTAGTTACGTCGCGCTCGGAGGACGCTTTCGTCGGAGCAGCACCGGCGCCTTTGCGGCATTCATGCGCTTTGGGAATGTGCGAGGCGCCGCAGGGCTTTCCCAAGCCACCGCCCTCCTTTAAGTCGGCGCGGGTGGCGAGGTAGGCGCGGACGCGAGGCGGGAAGTCGTACTCGGTGCTGTCACCACGTTGGCGGCGGGCGATTTCGGCCCGGGCGGCGCGGTAGGAAGCCTCGAGGCTCATATCTTCGCCGCGGGCCTGGGCGGCAGCGCGGAGGCGGCGGGCTATATCGGTGATTTGAGCCTGGGCTCCGCGGCCAATGCGGCGGGTGGCCGGGCGAGCAGAGGCAGTGGGCACGGCACCGGTGAAGCCCTCGCGCTCGAGGACGTTGAAGGCGTCGCGGGCGAGAACAGGGCGGCCTTCGAGCTCGGTGGCAGCGGCCACGGCGAGGCGCTCGCTGATGGTGTACAGCCGGCGCGGTGCTTTAGAGACATTGGTGGCGAAGTAATCGCGCAGAACGAGTTCAGCGTGGGCTTCTCCTTGAATCTGTTTGCCGGCTCCCTGCGCTTGGAACTGCTGTAGATACTGGGCGCGGGCGATGCGGCCATCAAGAATTACCGACTCAGCACCGGCCTGCCGCATCTCCTGGCTCATGCGAGAGACTTTAGCTACGTTTCTGGTTATCTTTGCCTGCTCGTTGTAAAAAGTGTTGAAGCCTTGGTAGGTATCTCGGTACAGAGCATTCGTGCGATCTCGTGGAGACTTATCCAGTGTCTGCTCTAAGTGTTCTGTAAGTGCACTGCGTAATTGGCGATTGCCTTGCCCGCGTGGTAGTGCAGAGCTCACTACGCCTTGGATGAAGCGGCGCTTATCGTTGACGTCGATGACGCGGCCACCACTGGTGTTTTTTACGCTAAAACGTTGTTGCTGCGCAAGATCTAGCAGCAACTGCTTGTCTTCGTTGAGCTTAAATCGTATAGCATCTTTTATGGATTTAGTTGTGTCGGTATCTGGACCGCTAAGGTTGAATTGACGAACCAAGAACTCATCAGTAGCTGGACGGGCAAAAATGTTGCCTTTTGTCCCTTTAGGTAGTCCAACATTATCTTCTAGCTTTGTCGTATTGAAAAAGGCTCTCTGATGTTCACGATCCCAGCGATTAAAGTTTGAAAGGCCCGTGCCGAATGCAGCATCAGGTTCACCAGAAAATTTATCATTTACTTTTTTTAGATTCTTAACCAAATTAGAGGCGGCAGTAGTATCGGATGATGTTGCCCCACCAGAGAAAGGTGTCGGGCGGCTACGCGCAAGCTGGTTGGTCAGTACGGAAGAAACAGGATTGGCCTGACGCTCGAGCTGAGCACCGATAGCAGCTCCTACCTGCCGCCGCACTCGAGCACGGTTGGCGCCAATCACCGGAGTGGCGTCCAGGATGCGGCTCATGCCTAGGCGCACCGCGTTGTTGATGTTGGCTCCCACACCCTGGCGATAGCCGAAGGGGTTGGACTTCATCAGAAGGGCGTGCGAGCCTAAGCCCACAGTGACCACAGCCAGACCGGTGCCGATTACACGGGTGCGGTTCTCGAGTGTTGCCTGCAGTCTCTGCTTCCGCTGGAGATCGCCCGGGGTGGCCTTGACCACTCCGCGGATGATGGCGCGCTTGCCGCCTTCGACCTCGGAGATGTTGCCCTTCGCTACGCCCTTGGCGATGCGAGTGGCGCCACGTTGGATGTTGGCGAGGCCACCAAGGGGATCCGTCTTGACCGCCCGCAGCTTCGGATCAGGCCCCTGGCCCTTGAGGCGGCAGTCCCAGTTGGGTGGAATGCACCGGCCTCCGCACTTCACATTGGGGGGCGTACAGGTCACTTGGCGACTTGTCTTACCAGTGCGGCGTCGAGCAGCGTCTATCCGAGCCTTGGTTTCCACATAAGTCGCAGTACGAAAGCCTTGCGGTGTGATGTTGGGTTGTGTCATTGATCAATACCCCTCGTTGTAAGCACGGAAAACATCAGCCTCGGAGTCAGGTACTGCGGAAAGTCCTGCTACATTCTGACCGGGAAAAAACTGCTGGACCGCAACCTTGGCGTTGCGCAGCGAATTGAACCCCGTTGTGTAAGGACCGTCAGTAACTTCTCCGTCTAAGGAAAAGCGTGCTTTGTACAGCTTTCTGGTTCGGGTGCGGTGCGGGCCAATAATGAGAATCGGTGCTGAAGCACTGGTATCAATGCGCTGTCCATCAGGACCAACCAAGGGGCCAGCCACAACATCACCGTGGCGATGTGTGACTGTAATGCGTAGGCCTTCAGCCGAATCAAACTGAAAATCGACTGCGCCCTCACCAGAAGGAACTGCACTCTCGGCTTCCTGAGCTACGGGTGGCTGCGCTGCTTGCTGTTGAGCGTTGTAGCCCGCCATCTGGCTTTGAAACTGCGCCTCGGCACTTGCCTCTAACTGCTCAGTGACGACCTCGTTGAGAGTAGTGTCAATCGCATACTCGGTGCCACCAAAGCGTGAAGAACGCACCTCGAGTGCATTGAGCACTCCATATTGCAAATACTGAATGTCGGAAGCAGCTTTTAACTGCATCAGTTCAACTTGCTCTTTATCTGTCCTAGTGAAGACAGACGGGAAACTTACAGACCAGGACTCAGGAATACGTCCTCGGGTAGGTCCCTCACGCGAAGCAAAGATGTAAGTAAACAGCTCTGTCAGCGGAGTGCGGCAGTAAGACTCCTGCCACTGCTCCACCAAGGAAGCCCACACGCGCTCCTCGTAGCGACCTTCTTTACCTAAGCCCCCGGGGGAGTCGCCCATCAAGATCGAAGCAGGCCATCCGGTCGCAGCTTGTAAATCTTTAATAAAGGGGTCGGTTGCCGTAGCGATGTTGCTCAGGGCGCGGTTAATGAAGTTGATGTCTTCCTCGACATCCACCACCATGCCGCCGTAGACACTGCGGCTGAGGTTATTTGCCTCTAGTCGCTTGCGTAGGTCAGCCTCGTTGCCCGCAGCAATGCGGTTGAATAGTCCAGGAATCTTATGAACGAAGACATCGGAGTCGCTGGTCATGGACTCGAGGCCCGACATTGCGGTCTCGTAGCGCTTGAAGGCCTCCCAAATAAGCTGCAGTACTGACTGCCCCCAACCTGTGTTGCGTGAGCGCAGGTTCCATGGCAGATACAAACCGTCGAAACGCGCTATGCGGGTGTGATGAATACGGATGTTGACATATCCGCTGGTTTGATCAGGCGTTAAACGTTGACTCGTGGTTATGCGGTAGTGCGAAGGACGCGAGTAATCAGTAATAGAAACATCTTCTGGAATAAGCTCGTGCCGAGATAACGGGATGTAACCGCGTAAGGCACGAATGCGTTTAACGTCAACAGGCTCTTCAGGCTGAGAGCCGTCATCAATCAGCAGCACTAAGCCAGCGCCGCCGTAAAGACGTTGTAGTTTTACCACCTCGGAGAACGCTTGGTGGAACTGGGTGCGTTGGAGGAACTGCTCGAACTCGGGGACTGTGTTTTCTGGGGCCTCTCCACCTAAAGATACGGTGGTCCGATGTCGCACAATTTCGTCAGAAATAGCGTCGACATAGCGACGCGGTATGCCACTTGTGTATAGCGACTCGAGTTCAGCCTCGGTTAGAAGAGTGTGAAAAGCGACTTTTGTGGCTGTTGTTTTATCTTTAGACGCCACACCTAACCCCGTGAGTGCATTAACTAATGCACCATCATTCCGGTAAGTTTCGGGTGTTTCGGTAGCCATTGAAGGTGTAGGCTCGGTGGAGCTGTTTCAATCGTAGCGGTTTATGGCGAAAGCTCATGCGCATCAGTTACCAGATGCAAGTGAGAATGGTAACTGATATGAGTATCTGGTAACGTATTAATGCGTCTGGTAACTTACATTTGTATCTGGTAACGTATGTGAGCATTTCATAGTCAACACAGTCTGGTTAATCTGAAGTAGTCAGCTGACTGCAAATGGTTGACCATCACATCGATGGATCGTACCTTCTGACGAAACGCCAAGCCAAATTACGCTTCAAGCAAGGGATCCTCAGTAGCTGGGGGTCCCTTTGTGCTTATTGCGGCTGCCCAGGAAACACGTTGGACCATGTTCGCCCGAAAAGTCGAGGAGGACGTAGTGAACGATCCAATCTCGTGTGCTGCTGCGTTGGGTGCAACCGAGCTAAGGGGAGCGAACTGGATTGGAGAATTTGGTTTAGGCGACAGAGTTGGTGGTCGCCTTACCGAGAGCACGCGATACAAATATGGCTAAATAAGTCGACCCAAAATTGGGTAGCGGCTTAGCTCATATGGTTTGTCCAGTTAAATGTTATCGAAAAAGCTTGCTGTTGCTGGTGTTTCTGGAATTAGAGAGCAAGCGAAGGCTAGCGCCATAACAGTATCGTCGTGCGCTCCATTTACTGCCTGACGAACCCCGTTCTCCTGCTGCTGAAAGGCTCGCAGCTCGTCGGCAATAATACCGGGCGGAAATACGAGCTCGTTGCGCTCGAGTAAGTACAATATGCGGTCAGTAGCTACGATTTTAGAAGAACGACTTGTATTAAAAGTCTCGATTGCGTATTGAGGTAAGACTTGCTGAAGCGCTTCCGCAATAACAGACCCCATAGCCTGTTTCTCGACGACAACACGCTGGGGTAGATAGTCTTCGATAAGCGTTTTTACGTGTTTTAAGCTGTAGTCAGTACTTTTACCGTTTTCGCGATACATACCAACAACTTCGTAAGGATAGGTCGTTATGTCCAAAACAACAGCTACAAAGTAGTCAGCGCCTCCAGCGTTAGGGTCAATACCGATGACGTAACTGCGATTTATTGAGCCGCACTCGTGCCAATGACCCCTAGCCGCTTGATTTATCAAATCATTGGGATAGACCTGCGTGTCAGTCGCGCCGAACTGCAGTTCATACTCGGAGTTCCACGCCGCTAGGGTCATGCGGCGGGACTCACGGGTCTTACGCGCCCACTCGGGGTCGGCGCCGTAGATAGGGTGCTGGCTGTAGTGAATCTCGACCTTGCGCCAGTCACCCTCGTCAGAGTGCCAAAGCTGGCCAAACCAGTCGAGTTCGGTGTCTGGGGTGGACACCACGATTACTTTGGCGTCGTCGCCCACCATCGAAAGCGTAGGCATCGCACCGCGATAAATCTCGGCAGCGCCGTCGAGGAACGCCGCCTCATCCATGAAAAGTACAGAACAGCTGGGGATACCACGAGCGGCGCGAGGTGACGCGGGCAAGAAGTACAGCGTTCCTCGACCCTCAAACGCCAGCTGTGTAGTGCTGTCAGTGAGATAGCGGATAGTCTCACCCCGCAAACTGTTGGCCATCGCACGCACACGGCGGCCTAACTCGGAAGCGTCCTGCTGTGTTTTGCTAAAGATAACTGCCGCGAAGCCACGTTCCGTTTGTGCGCGACAAAGTAGGTAGTTACATACAGTCTCGGAGACTCCGGTCTGCCTTGATTTGTTGACCAGGATGTTGGGTGCGGCGTTAATCGCTTGGACTAGGTCTTCTTGATATGGATAAGGATTAAAGGGGGCCACGGTCCCACTCGTGCGAATCCAAGTGAGGCGTGCAAAATCTGGCCAGTTTTGAACTGTGGGTAGCTTTGAAGGGGTCGGCGATTCGTAGGTGTTAGCGCGGGCTTTGCGACGTTCTAGCTCGGCTTGAAGCCGCTCTACGCGCTTGCGAAGGGCAGATACAGACGCCATCAGATGTCCGTGTCCTCGAAGTTTTCGGTGTCTGTGGCATCTGCGTTGTCCGACGTAGAAGCTTCCTCAGCTTCGGGGTCGCTGTAAGACGTAAGGCGTAGAAGTTGACGCTCCAAATCTTGGATCTGCCGTTCCAACACACGGCGCTCTTGATAAGCCTGTGCCCCACTCATAAGGGTGCGTGCAGCAGCAATGCGATCAGCAGCGCGGGCACCATCGTCGTTAATAATGCTATCGAGCACATTAATGGCATCAGGAATCGTGCTGATGTTCATGCCACCAGTCTCGGAAAGCATGTCTTGTTGTATCCGAGCAATGGCTTGCTGCACAGCAGAACGTTGCCGCCAGGTATAAATCGATTTTTCGCTTACACCGATTTTCCGCGCAGTCTCGCGAATGGTAGTCCCGCGTGCAAGATAGTTGGCAGCAATACGTTGCCGTTCAGTAAGGCCATCAGAGCCGTAAACACGATCAACCATAGCGCTCGTTTGAGTTCCGATAGCTTCAGACTAACGGATAGAAGTACTAGGTACTTTGAAGTTCGGGACTTTAATCACGGAGCATTTGTGCGAGGTAAATCTCGGCTTGCCACAGATCACTCGAATAGCGACACATGCCTCGGGCGCAACTGCGGTAATACAGCTATTGCCCCTCGGGCTCGAGAACTTCGATATACCCTGAGCCTCTTTCGAGCCGTTGTTGAACTCGGGGTGATTTCATGCTAGGTCTCTTGGTACAAATGACAGTCTTTAGCGAACATAAGGTCTGTGGCTGCTTCAGGGAAGTCAAAAGTGCAGCTTTCTTTGCTCCAATGAATGCAACATGTGCAAGCAGGGCCGCTTAAGACACGAGGCTTAGACCGAGATGGCACGCGCCGGGGAATATCCGGGTGTAGTTCAGGGAAAGTGTGCCCTAAAAGAATGCTTGATATGGATTGGCGGCTGCACTTATAGCGTAAAGCTAATTTTTTGGGGCTTTCACTAGAAAGGAGAATATGTTTTATGTCGAGCTCGGAAAGACCGCGTCGACTGAAAAAAGGCTTCGCCTTCGGTGACGGTAAAGGGCCTGAAACAGCCGCCCAACGGAAGCCGCACTCGGGGCAGCGTAACCACCGCTTTCTAGTGCCGTTACGCA